GCGGTGATGCTCGACGACGTCCACGAAGGATTCGCCCATGTGATGTATGCCGTATCACCGCTGATACTCACGGTGTAGCCTGTTAGCGCAACCCCGCCCGCTATGTATCCGGACCCTGATGTTTCGCCGGAAGACGTGTACGCAGTAGTGCTTTTGCTGAGTGCGCCGGGATTGTAAAGGGCGCACATATAGGTATCGCCCGGTTGGTGAACACCATTCAAGATGTCCTGCTTATATTGGTCCGTTACCGCCGCTGTGCTCGCCATATTAGTTACCTGTTCCTTGTTGAAGTTGGGCTTCTTTCGCCCGTCTTGCTGCTTGTCCAGCACGCATCCTTTGCCGTGTATCTGAAGAAAGCGTCTTCTTTCTCTTACCAAAAAGTGTTACAGCGTTGCCACGGGCGCCGTCTGCATTGGCCCGTTTCCAACGTTAAAAAGGTTGCCTGATATCACAAGACCCGAAGACGCGTCAATCGTGCCGGGATTGAGTCCGGGCACTGTGAACTGAACCGCAGTTAGAGTGCTCAGGTCTTGCGCCGCGTTTCCGAAGCGATTAACGCTCTGGAATTTGAAGTACAGATTCTGGCTCGCCCATGTTGGATCGTAGGTATATTTGAAAATCGAAGAATCAAGCCGCATGAACAGCGAGCCGCCAGCGTGTGAGGAAATGCTAGAGCCCATCTGCCCGCGCCGAATGTAACCGTTCATTAAATACTGGTTGGAACCTGTGACCGCACACGCAGAATAGGAAATGATTTCGCCATCGACGAAGCAAAGCGTGTTGCTGCTGTCGGCATCGAGCGTTGTGCCCGCTTCAAGAGCAGCACTGTTGTTTACCAGATCAACGACAAGACTGTTAACCGTGTCTGGGTCGCTGCCTGAAGCAAACGTCGAATCGAGTTCGCCTAAACGGGCAGGTGCTGTTATCGTCCCGGCGATCTGATATTTCGTTCCGTCTTGAGATACCCACACATTGCAGCTTCCCCAGTCTTCAGAATCTGCGCCGATGCCGCCTATCCAAATCTGGTTGCCTGCGAATCCTGTTAGGCGGCTGGTTGCTTCGAACATCACAACTTCTGTATTGCCGGGCGCAACATAAGCATTGAGCATGGCCTGCCCAGCAGCGACGCCTTTATTGAATATCGTTGGAAGGCCCGTCGCGAAAAGACTGTCCTCGCATGTTACTTCGATTCCTGTTTTTGGGTCGTCCACAATTTTTGTTATGCGAACAGGTTGGTTAACGATTCCGAGATTCAGGTTGTTAAGACCTGCCGCCCAGGCCGATGACGTTGAAATCTCAACTAAATCCATCGGTTCGAGATACGAATAGATGAACGGTAGCGTGAAAGAGTATGTGTTGCGAATGCCGACCATCCGCTTGACGCGCATGATGGCTGCAAACTGCGCCGCAGGCAGGGTGCAGATGAAGTCCCACGACTGCGAGTCTTCAAGCCGCTCGCCGAAACGGTTGATTGCTGCTTGGTCGAACTCTTGTGTCAGCTCATTCGAATACTGGAAGACACGAGAATGCCAGTCAACCTGTACCTTATTGTTTGCGTCTTGCCATGGAGAGCGCTCAATCTTAACCGGGTCTTCGCCGTCTTTTGCGATGAAGCACGTGTCGTCGAGTGCTACAACAACGGATGAAGGAGCAATCCAGGTTGAGCCGTTGCCTGCACTGCTCTGTGTGCCGTAGGCGACGAGCTTCATCAAGCCTTCTGACATGAACGCAGCGACCTGTCCAGCTTCAAGCCACTTTCCGACCACGCTCGCCGCCGTGTTTTGTGTGTCTAAGAAGGGGCTGATGAAAAATGAGTTGCTCGCCCACCAGTCCCACGCAGTGCTGCTCACGGTTCGGAAGCCGGGGGTGCCTGACGGGCCGCCCCATGTTCCAGATGCGCCGTTATCAATCACGCTCGTAGGGAATGGAACAACACTACTGCCAAGTCCCCAGACAGAGTTCGTGAGAACTTGCTCAATGCACGTCACAGGGTTGCAATCGACAATTGCCTGTCCTTGCATAACGCCACTGGAATACAGCCCGCCGTAGGAGAAAGGCGTTGTAACTTCCATCGTAATGTCGGGAACTTCACCGCTAGAGCCAAGAACCATCGGCCCGTAGGCCGCATAAGCCGTGTTGCTGTATCCCATCGCAGCGGCGGGGAATGCCGCTTCAGAAGGAGATTGCCCACCGTCTTCGTTGCCGATTAGAACTGTGCCGCCCGTCAAAATGAATGGCCACACAGCCTGACCGAGACTGCCGCCGAAAATCTCGAATTTCAAAAGGTTGGAACTGTTGGTGGGCGCTACCGAGAGATTCTGATACTGCCATGTGATAAGAACTTCTTGGTTGAGGTCGCCGCCAGCTCCAACATAGAAAATATATGTTGCACCACCAGTGCTCTGATCGCCGGGAGTCTGGAACTGATACTGACCAGCAGCAGTCGGTGTACCGCTAACTCTTGTCAGCTTAACCAAAGTATTTGGAGAACCGCCGTTGGTATTATAATAAATAACTCCAAGATCAAGAGTCGGACTGAAAGTTCCGCCAATCGTCACGCGACCGCTAGACGGAATGATGGCAACTTCTTGCTCTTCCATATCCTGCGTTGTGTACTGATAAGACACGACTGCCGACTGGCCCGCGTCAGTTGTGCAGAAGTGATAGGAATTCCCTGTCTCCGCAGCAGTCGCCGTTTTTGCCTCAACAATGCCTATGGGGTTGTTCAGTGTCAACTGCGTCGCCGAAGAAGCAACGCAAACGAACGTACCGTTGTTCGCAGGATGATTGAAGCCCGACACTACGAACGCAAAGCCAACCCACGCATTGGAAGCGCCGCTGCCGTAAGGTGACGCGCCGCCTGTGAAGGTTCCATCGTAAACTGTGTTACCGCCTGAGTTCGACTCGGCGCCTGTAAGGGTGAAGGTGCCAATTGAAATAGGATTGACCGAATACTCACCCGTGGTCAGCGTTGTTCCGTAAGGAACCTTGACGAGCGGCGCAAAATCATTGCCGCTAAGCACGGTTGCCGCTGGTGCGCCATAATCATTGTAGGTTGCGCTATAAGTCGTTTCGAACACGACGCCATTGTCAGCGGACAACTGCGCGGCATTTTCGGGCGCATAGATGCCGGTTGCTGAGACCGTGTAACTTTCATTGCCGTACTGATTGCTGAGCCAGCTTTGGCCATCCCACACATTCGCCACCGCTTCAATAGGCCCATTACAGAGCGCCGCGATTACTTCAGCATTGTAAATGCGCTCACCGCCGCCCTTGCCGCCGCCCTTGCCGCCCTCATCTGATGCCCAGGAGTTTAGGCCATCACTCCACAGCAAAGTCTGCTTCACTCTTGCCTGCCCCATCACTGCGGACATACAGCGACCATAGCTCGACTCAGTGACCTGAATATTGTTGATACGGCTCGAAGATTGTTGACTGCCAAAGATGCTCATATTATTTTCCGAACGTGAAAAAACGCTTCACGTGCCCGGCTAAGAGCGGGTGCGTATAGCCGCTCGTGAGCCGTACACCGCCGTGCGCGATAGCATGGATCATCAAGGGCCATGCAATCACAATTCCGCCATGAGCGAATGCTTTGCCCAGCCGATAGACAACGATGTCACCCGGCTGCACTTCATGCTCAGGTACTTCGTGAAACCATTCCATTATCTTGTCGATATACGCCGTGTCATCCAGGTGCTGCGCGACTTGCAGGCTGTACCTCATGTCGATGCCGAGATTGCCAGCAGGCAGCAGCCCGACGTTCTGATAAACCTGCTTCAAGAGCATTCCGCAATCGACGCCGCCCTTCGCGCCTTTGACGGCGCTCCATCCGCGATATCGCGTTCCAATCCATGTGCGCGCTTCGGTTACGATTGCTTCGCGTTGTTCTGTCGTCAGCATTTTTCTACACCGCGCTCGCAGGCACTGGGATAAACGGGAATCCGCCGTTGTTAATCAGGTTGTTCGTCAATGTTCCATTGGTTTCCGTCGTCTTCGAACAAGTCGTCTGCGTCTTGTCGCATCCCTTTATTACGGAAAATGTATCGCCTGGTGCTACCGGCAGTAGGAACGGCGACATGAGTTCCAGATTTCCTGATGCGTCGTGCAGCGCGACCGTCGTTGACAGCCCGGCATTCGCGCCCGCCGTGCACGTAACAACGCCTTGAGTAAAATATCCCGCAACACAGCCAGCGCCAAGAGTAGTAAACGCAACAGTCGGCGTCAACAAGTTCTGTGTGCTTCCAGTCTTCGCAGTGAACGCGACTGTGTAGTTGGCGGCGTTGAGTGTGCAGTTCGAATCGCAGAACGACCACATACAGTTCGCTTGGTACAGCCGCCTCGGCACCTTAGTATTCATCAGAAAGAACGGGTCAGCACACTCGAACTCAACCTTTAACCTGTTGATGTCAGCAATTTTGGTGATGTTGCCGACGAATTTTGTCTCGATACCGTTGCTAACGTTGCCATAGTTGCCCAGCGGCATGTATGCAGTCCAAACACTCACGCCTGCGGCATCGAACAACCCATTGCACGCCGCATTGAGCAGCCCGATGGTTAGACCTGGATAAACCGTGGTCGGCTGTGGTATGCAGGCCAGCGCCATTGTGCTCGCTTTGCAATCGAAGCCAGCCTCTGACGTGATCGCGCCACGCTCCCAGCGGCCATACTCAGTTGCATCGAAGGTCGTAGTTGCGCCCGACCAGCCAGGCGTGCCTGATGGAATAGTGATAGAGAACTGCCCTTCGGTGGCGTACACCGTGGTGCCGGTCGGCAGGGTGATTGCAAAGCAGTCAGCCTTCGTGCAGTTCGGATTCGCGGCAAGCCAACTGATGAGCGTGCTCGGCATTAGGCGCTTCATACGGACTCCGAAGCAAACTTGATACTTGTCACGTTCCAGAGGTCGGTGCCATTATTGCATGTATAAATGCGGACTGCGTCAACCGTGTCGTCTGAGAAGCGACACGCATAGTAGAAACTGCCTTGCCATGTGAGTGTATAGGCATTCGTCGGCGCTGCCGTGAAGGTGACAACTCCTGTAGAGGAAATAGAGAAGGCATGTGTCTGAACACCATTCACGAAAATCTGTGGCGTACCGTTCAGATTCTGAATGATGTCGTTGACGACTAATCCGCCGATAGAGCGTGCAAGCTGAAACTTAGTGCTCACACCGTTGCCGACAGTTCCCATCGGTGTGCTGCTGCCAGATGTAACATCCAACATCCCGGAGTTTGTAAAGCTTACCGTATTGTCCTGAGGGTCAGTGAACAAGAATAGACTGTTGCGGCCCTGACAAGCACAGAACAAATCGAAGAACTGGGCGAGCACAGAACTGACCGTGGCTTCATTGCCCTGAATCGCATCCATATCGAACTCGAAGTCCCATGTCGCATAGGGCTGCAGGCTGACAGAAGCATTGCTTCTGTTAGCGACAGTCTTCTGAAATACGGTGTTGAAGGTCGGCGACTTATGCAGCCCCTTCGCCATACTCATTGGCATGGTGGGCATGATTGGCATGGTCATGTTAGTTAACCTTTCGATGCATACGGCGCATCTGTGACTGAACATGCTTGCCTACAACAGCCGCATGCTTTTCTAGCAGGCCGTCGAAGCCCTTAGCGTCTACCGCATGGACATCACCCATGTGAATGTGCACCGTGTGCCCTTGATTGCTGCTTCCGCCCTGAGAGTTTTCAACCTGTTGCGTCAGTGCTTTTGACACAACTGATTCACCGGGAGTCAGCATTGCTGGCACTGAATCATAGTTACCGTAGCCGGGAACAAGTCCGCCTTTAGCGAAGGCCATCGCTTCTCCAAAAGCTATCGTAGCTTGTAGCGGTGCGGCAATCACGTTGGCGGGATATGGTTCCGCTTCCATCACGGATTCAAAAGCGGCCGCGGCCGACATAGAAGCGAGAATCGGCTTTATTGCCGCCGCCGTTGCCGTTGCCGCTGCAATCTGTGCAGCATCTCCAGTAACAGTAGCCGCTTTTTTCTTAATGAGTGACAGGATATAAACTTCAAGCTTCTTCAGTTCTTGCTCGATGACGCTTTCTAAGAGTTCTGCTCCGACCTGCTTCATTGCCTTGCCGAAGTTCTTACCCTCGACAAGCGTCTTCGCCATCGCAGAATTCATGCCGTCGAATGCTTTAGAGAAATCTTTTTCCAGCATTGCTGCGGTAGACGGCATATCGTGCTGCATGTCTTTAATCCACTGCTTGAAGTCGCCACTCAATCGCTTCTGCTCTATATCGCAAGATTTCTGTGCACTCTCATTTTTTGCTAACTCAATATTGTATTTCGCAGTCATCTCGTTGAGCCGACTTTGTGCTTCTGCAGCATCATGGAGTGCTTTTGTTCTTGCTTCACCCTCAGGCATCAATTGTGCTGCTGCGTTCAGTGCGGCGACGTAGCGCTGCTCTTCTGCAATGTCAGACGCATGAGCATCCACAAGGTCCTGATGCTCCACTTCAAGAATCTTTTTCTTCTCGGCTTGCTCGTCAATCTTGGATGTATTGCCGGACTTTACATCATCGTCGATGTGAATCATAGCGACTTCGTGTTTTGATTTTGCTACAGCCTGCAGGCTTGATGCTTCTTTCTTATTTTCTTCATTCGCCTCACGGATGTGTGAGATTTCTTCCTCGTCTGCTTTAGCAGCCTCTTCACTATATTTTTTAGCCTCTTTACGCCCGCCACCGTACGATTCAAAAAAGTCTTCCCAGGAGGTCTTCATCTCACCGACGATGCTCTTGTTGTCTCTAGCTAATGTCGCTTCCGCTGTCGCTCTATCAGCCGCAGCAGTTTTTTTAGCTAACTCGACGCGCAGAGCAGCCGTCTTTTCTATGCCAGCCTGCTGCGCTTCGTCAGCATCGGCTTGACGTGCTGTGTTTTCAAACTGTGCCGCGGCGACTTCGTTGCCTTCTCTACGGGCCGTCATTGATGCAAAAGTAGCAGCCTTCGCAACATTATCATAAGCTTTGTTTAGTTCCTTCAAAGCATCTGCATGCTCTTGCGTTCCGGTTTTTGTCTGCCCGAACTTGATTGTTGCTGCTGTCACACCCTCTTGTGCGAGCTGGACTTTCTCCGTATCAACAGCAAGCGGGGCAAGCGCTTGCATAGCAGCCGGCCCGAATTTCTTATAGGCTTCAATCAGCAATTCAACTTCAGGTGCCATTCCCTTCAAAAATTCCATGATTTTAGGCGAGCCACTACTAATCATAGAAAACGCATTGGACGCTGCTTCCTTTACGATACCCCAAACTTGAGAATAACTTTCAGTATCTTTTGTAAGTTTCGCTAAATCTGTCGAAGCCTTTTCAACAAACTTATCCATTGCTATTTGATTTTCTAATATCGCTTCTTTTACACCATTATTTTTGGGCTTTTTTTCGAGCTTGGCAATCTGGTCCTCAAGTTTCAAGTTAGTGAGATCAATGCTCAAAGCCTCAGCGTCGAATTTTTCAGTTACTCCGGCTGTAACTGCTGCTTGCTCACGCTGCTTAGAAATCAGCTCTTCATGCTTTTTAATGAAACTAGAAATCATAGTTACGGCGAACACCGCTCCCATGATAGGCAACAATGCTGTCATCGCGGCGCCGACGCCGGGGATTGTTGCGATCAATCTTGCAATTTCTCTGGGGAGCGGTACGCCTAATTCATGGGATAGCAAACGCACTCCGCCGACGCTTTCGCGCATCGTGTGGCTGTGAGCTTCTCCAAATCCTTTTATGCTTCCTGTAGCCTCGCCTATATCTCTTTTGAAGTCACTTGTACCAGCAGAGACGTTTACGGTAAGTGTTCCAGCAACTGCCATACTATTCCTCTTTCAATCCGTCAATAATCTTTTCTTGCACAGCAGTCATAACAGTATCAAAAGTTTCGTCTTTTGATTCGTGCCAGCTCTGCCGCATCCAGTGCCGCGCCAGAATTGTGTCTTCTTCTCTGTGCTGCTTCGCTGTGCGCTTTTTGTGACTTCTCTGCTTTTCAATCCCCACTCTACCGCCATATTCAAATATTCCAGCGAGGACATCATTCGGTAGTTTGCTGTCACTGTGAATATTTCGATCAGGCCCTATTCTGATCATCACTCCTTGTCCTTCTTTTACGTGGGCATCGACTACAATAGAATCGCGCAGCTCCCCTGTTTCTTCTGGGCAATTGTCTTCCATCGCACCGACTATCGGGCCAGGAACTTGCTCAATGAGTTCATCAATAAAGGCGTCAGAAACAGTCTCTATGTGAGCTTCACTGAGATTTTCCATCAGTTCATCGTAACCGTCAATGTCTGCCACAATCTACTCCTTCAATGATGGCCAACATGAATCAAATACGGTCTCGCTGTCTGTGCGCCCGCGAGCATTAAGGCTTTTGATCACATTCGCTTTCATTTTCAGCAACTGCTCGCGTGACGTTCCGGACGGTGCGGCAGAGATTGCAGTCTTGATAATTTTCTTGATCTCTTCCAGCTCCTCTTGCTCTCGCGTTTTCTCTACAACAAAATCCATCGGCTGAATCACTGGTGAATCTTTAGCGCGGTTCACATTGTACACAGCAGATGCAGTAATCGCATGTGCCAGCCGCTCATATTTATAGCGTATCCTCTTGCGTTCACAAAGTGCATGAAACATCAAGGGTGTACATTCTTCGAACTCTTCCCAACCCAGCCCGAGATCATATCGAGCAATTGACCACAGGTCTAACCACGTTTCTGGCGGCTCCTCTAAACGGCTGGAGTCGCCGTCTGAGGGTTTTCAGTTTCTGTACCGGCCTCTCTTTTCTCAAGCGCTTCCCGCATCCCAGGGAACATGAGATAGAATACCTCATCGCTGAGAATGCGCTGCGCTGCCGGATTCAGAACGTCAAGCACCTGATCAATCGTGACATCGGGATGATAGCGATTCAGACCACCGTGAACGATTGCGGGAAAGTCGGTTCCTGAACTCAGATCTTTCCAAGCTTCAATTTTCTTGATATCGCGGCCGATAGTCTTTTCAATCTTGGCGATTGCCCTGTAGTCATAACAGAGTTTCCAAATCTTTTTTGTTGAATTGCCCGCCGCATCTTCATCGTTTATCACGATGTTAAAATAGTCGGTGCACATACTTTGAACAGTTGTTTCTTCCTTCTTCATAGCTCAAATCCCCCTCTTTCTATTCCTCAAAACTTCTGTCATTGCAAACCACGTTTCATAATCATAGCGGCTGCCCTTGGCGGCATTGCAATCTTTGCAGCACACCGTCAAGTTGTCCAACACATAACCGCGAGAGTTGTCCTTGCGGTCCAAGTTGTAGCGAACTCCGTTCTTCGCAATGTCAAACTCCGTCCACAAAATCGGCGACCAGCAATAATGACACTTGTCTAGCGCCGTGAACGTTAAGAACTCTTCATACGTCAGCGTGCGTTCCCGCTTCATAATCTTTCGATCTTGACGAGGGGCGGCCGCCGCTCCCCGACACATGTGGTTGAACAGTGATTCAAACGGGCGAATTCGTTTCCACGGATGAGGAAGCTTGTGACTGCATGAAGCACAGCCAGCTGTTCCATTCCGAAGGTTACTGCCAGCTACAGGCTTCTCAACATTACACTCGCACCTGCAAAGCCAGTAAGCACACGAAGGTCCAATGTTTGTTTCAGGCGGAGAACAGCGCCGCAACACTGTCCAGCGCCCGCACACTTTGCCCGTCATATCAATCAATGATTTTTGCTTTCCCACAAACAACTTCCTTTCTGATACAAAGGCGGTGGGCCGATGGTATCAGCATCAAACCCACCTATCCGAAGGAGCAACCCGGCGGAATGTTATTGAAAACAAAAGACTAGCCATTAGAATATACAATCGGGCCTGAAACTTTCACTTTAACGTCCAGCGTGCAGACTTTTGCCAGCGGAAGTCCGCGCGTAACGTTCTCGACGATGCCCAAAAAGGACGCCGTACCGAGCGCTAGCGGATAGATCACTTGGCACTGAACAGCAACGCCAGCATTCTTGACCGTTTCAATCGCGATCTGCGATGCATCACCGGGGTAATAGAACCCCTTGATGTCCACAGTTCCCGGCTCTTTCGTTGCGCCGATGTACGTGTCAACACCATTGGTTGTCAGCATTGTGGTTGTCTTGTCGGTCGCGACTTTGTCACCACTGAAAGTGACAGACTCGACGCCTGCAAGAGTAATCAGAATCGAAGGGTTGCCTGTCGCTTCGAACTCGAACGTCGTCCCTAAGCCTACAAAGGGTCCGGGCATAATAGTGCTCTCCTGTACTGCGATTTATGTGGCTGATTTAGAGCAGGAAGGTGCGTGCAACTGCTTGCGCTTCGCCATGACACTTTCCTTAATCTACAGCAACCACATTTGAATCTACTGCTAAACTCGATGAAACAGAAGCATACTTTGACGGGTCTACGCTGTCTCGTTGAAGATGACAAGGAACGTCAGGTCGGTCACAAACATCGTACCTTTGCCTATAGGAATCTTGTCATCAGACTCTCTTCGTAACCACACACCCTGCGTGCTGGGAAGCGTGGTAGGCAATGCGGCTAGCATGACAGTCTTCACAGCCATAGCCAACTTCTTAGCGCTCTTGTAGGTGCTTCCGTAGCATGAAAACATAAAGCGCGCTTGTCTCAGCGGCGGCGTTCCCGTCATGTTTTCAGCGAGCGGATTACCATCATTTTGTGAATACACGATGTACGGCATTGTCGGCGAATCAGGCGCCTGCGTCGGGAAGACGCCGTTAGTGCTATCCGGCCGCCCCGACGGCGTGCCAAGATAGCCGACCGTTCCAGGGTCGGCCGTCAACAGTGCTTGCAGCGCGTCAACTAACACGAGTTT